CGGCGACCTTAGACGAGAAATAATCGTGCTTTCTAAAATAACGCATTGGCCATTATCCGAGATACTGGAAATGGCCGAAGAAGAATTCTACGAATGGCACCGGACAGCGGTAGCCATACAGAAAGAAATAAATGGGGAATGACATGGGTGTCCAAACAGCAGTTTCAGTTATCATCGGTGCGGAACTGGGCGGAACGTTCAAAGGTGCGTTTGCATCAAGCAAGCAACAATTGGACACCCTGGGGCGCAGCATAAAGCAACTAAACACTACCTCTGACAATGTTAATGCTTTCAAGGAATTGCGCCAAAGCACGATAGCGGCTAAGCAGGAATGGAACGCAGCCGAGGCAGAGGTAAAACGTCTTGCCAAGGAAATCAAGAATGCAGAAAAGCCGAGCAAAGAACTAAATAACAGTTTTCGCAATGCGAAAAAAGAGGCAGCGATAGCGAAGTCCGGATACGAACAGAACAAAGCTGCACTCAAAGAAATGTCCACATCATTGCAAGCGGCTGGTGTGGACACCAAGAATCTGGCCGCAGAACAAAATCGTCTTGGACAGGCGATGGAAATCCTGCGGAAAAGACAGGCATCGCTTACCGCATTAGAAACCAAGCGGCAGGCGAACCTGTCTAAGCGATCTGCGTACCGTTCACAGATGATGGACGTTGTTGCGCTGGGGACATCGCTGTATGGATTGGTAAAGCCAGCAATCGCATTTGAAAGTGCGATGGCAGATGTTAAAAAAGTCGTGAACTTTGATACACCACAGCAGATCAAAGAGATGGAACACGACATAAAACAGCTGTCAAAACGCATACCGATTGCGGTTGAGGGACTGACACAAATGATCGCCACCGGAGGTCAATTGGGAGTACCAAGAGAAAAGCTGGCACAGTTTGCTGAAATCGCATCGAAGATGTCGATAGCGTTTGATATAACCTCCGAAGAGGCCAGTGAATCAATGGCCAAATTATCAAACGTCCTGCAGGTACCAATCGAACAGATGACCAAAGTTGGCGATGTGATAAACCACTTGTCCAACAATACGGCAGCAACGGCACAAGACCTGTTGACGGTCAGCATCAAAGCCGGTGCGATGGCTAAATCATTTGGTATGAGCCACAACGAATTATCTGCGTTGGCAAGCTCATTCATAGCATTGGGCATAGCACCAGAACAGGCAGCATCATCCATCAACATGATGACATCACGATTGAAACTGTTGCCGGTAGCAACCGGTGCGGCACGTGATGCGTTCAACATGCTGGGAATATCGATGCAGGACTACACTGAGATGGTGGAATCCGGCAGAGGAAAAGATGCATTGCTGGCGGTGCTGGAAAGCATAAAAGGACTGTCAACGATACAAAGATCGCAAGCAATGAAAGAGATCTTTGGCGAAAAGGTCAGCCAGAAGATAAACGCACTGATAGACAACCTGGACACACTGCGGACCAACATGGCAATGGTCTCAGATGAAACTGCATACATGGGCAGTATGCAGCAAGAATTTGAGATGCGATCCGCAACCACAGCGAACAGTTTGCAGCTGTTGAAAAACCAGATGTCTGTGCTTGCCACAAACATCGGGGCAACATTACTGCCAACCATCAACAGCCTGCTGGGTATATTTGGCAAAGCAGCATCAAGTGTGGCGGACTTTGCAGAAAAGCACCCAACACTGATCAAGTACATCGGGCTTGCAATAACCGGAATGATGTCGTTAAAGCTGGCGACATTTGCGCTGGGTTATGGCTTCACATTTATCAAGGGCGGAATACTTTCGGTGGTCGGAATATTTACACGACTACGGACAGCATTCTCGCTGTTGAAACTGGGCTTTGGCGGACTGATACCAATCATCAGATCCGTTGGCGCAGCGATTGTGAGCAACCCGATAGGACTGATAATCACAGCAATAGCAGTTGGTGCAGCATTGATAATCAAATACTGGCAACCGATATCTGCTTTCTTCAAGCGGTTATTTGAGCCGGTGGTTGAGGTATTCAAGAACGTATGGAACTGGATAACGAACCTGTGGGAAAAAGCCAAGGACATATTCAGCGGAATCAAAGAATGGGTAAAGGACAGCTGGATCGGGAAAGCATGGAATTGGGCATTCGGCAGCAACGATACCGAAGAACCAAAGCCACCAGAAATCGGACAGACCATCATAGAGGATACGAACATATCCAATGTGAAAGAAATCCCAACGACACCGATCAGCAATTCATCAACCCAGACCAATGTATCTGTGAATGCACCGATAACGATAAACGCATCCGAGGGTGCGACAGCGGAACAGATAGCGCAGCAAGTAGCAGCGGAACTGAACGCACGAGAACAATCAGCACAACGAAGAATGCGAGGTGTGAACTATGACTGAGGACAAAATCTATCGTATGCACCTTGAATAATTGCAGCGATCATCAGATCGCCAAGAACTGAACATTCTTGATAATGCAAAGGCATGTTGTTGTTAAGTTTATCTATGATTACAAATTTGTTACCAAACAGTGAAAGAATTTCCTCGCTGTATGGTGTAACAAATTGTGGTGATGCGATGGTTCTTCCTATGGATAAATCAACGATAAATTGATCGTTTATTTCTAACCAAGCATGCCCATCCCAAGACATGTTTATGTCTTGTTGTGGAAGATTATTCAGATCACATTCTTGCTTAAAAACGATGTGATTTTTGTAAAACAAATTGCCAGTTTTTACTGCAAGTTTGTATTCCGGACAGTCGTGTTCCAAAGTTGCTAACAAACAGCAAGACATGGGTAAACATAAAAACGGATCGTATGGGAATGCTGTTGATGTGTCTCGTATAGCTTTAACAAAACGGGGGTCGTTACCAAGTTCTTGTAGTGTCATTTGTTTCCTTTTTTGTTACGTATAACGTAGTTGAAAAAAAACGAAAAATCAAGGGTAGTAGCATGACTAACTTCAATTCCGGAATAATGATGATGTTGGGCCAGTACAGGTTCTGCATAGATAGTGCAGCATACCAGACATTCACACGTTCAACAGAATATCATTGGGAAGAGTTAAAACGGATCGGCAAAGATGCAGCGATGCAATTTGTTGATAACGGCACAGACACCATAACCTTGGAGGGAACGATTTATCCGCACTTCCGAGGTGGTGTGTCCCAAGTGGACAGCATGCGATCACAGGCGGCACAAGGCACACCACTGATGTTGGTCAGTGGCAACGGTGCCGCATTTGGTCGGTGGTGCATAGTTTCAATAAGCGAAACACAAACAACATTTATGAGCAACGGATCTCCACGCAAAGTGACGTTCAATCTGAAACTGAAACGATACGGCGAAGATAATCGTAAAGGCGGTGCAAGATGACAACATACACAACCAAAGATGGCGAAACATTGGATTATATCTGCTGGAAGTACTACGGCAGGACGAATGTTGTAGAACAGGTTTTGCGTGCCAACCGGCACATAGCATTGCAGGATGCGGTGCTTACTGCTGGGATTAAAATCACATTACCAACGATAACAGAACCGGAATCAAACAAGAAAATCAAACTATGGCAATAAAATGCAGCCAAATTACAGAATCATTGCGAATAAAGCAGACATAACCAAGACGATAAACGGACGGCTGTTGTCGATAGAAATAACCGATGAAATAGGAATAGTTTCGGACAGTTTGACGATACAGCTGGACGACAGGGATGGAATGCTGGCGGTACCACCACGAGGGGCCGAATTGGTGGTTTATATGGGCTATGATGACAACCTGCAAGACATGGGGCGGTTTATAGTCGATGAAATCGAGCTAAAAGGGCCGCCACAGACGATGATTATCACAGCAAGGGCAAGTAATGCCATGCAGGACGAAATCGCAGCGTTCAAGGCTCCACAGACGTATTCGTGGGATAAAAAGCCACTAGGCGAGATAATAGAAACAATTGCCGGCAAATATGGCATGTCGGCAGCAGTGGCGGACAGTTATAAAGAGCTGATGATAACGCACTTGGATCAAACCGAAGAAAGCGATTGTGCGTTCATACAGAGATTGGCCACTGATTACAACGCAAGTGTAAAGATAGCCGGTGGCAAACTGCTATTCATAGCACCGTTGTCGGGTCAGTTCCCAGATGGACGACCAATGCCAACGGTAAGCGTGAACAAGAGCATAAGCAGTTATCACTACAAGATAACAGAAAGGGGAAAGTACAACCAAGTTGTTGCGAAATACTACGACTTTGGCAAAGCACAAGAGGAACAGGTGTCAGTCGGGGGCGGATCCCCGACTTTTACTTTGCGAGATATGTACACAACACAGGATCTGGCCGCATATCGTGCCAAACAAAAGCTGACCGAAATAATGGCTGGCACAGAGAGTTTGACACTGGATATGGTGGGCAACGCATCACTGACAGCAGAAAGCATCGTGAACGTCAGCGGCATCAGATCCGATGCCTGTGGCGAATGGATCGTTATATCCGCAAAACACACACTGAATTCATCGGGTTTCAAGACCACGATAGAAAACGTACGGAGGGCATTATGAGCAAAGAAACAAAAGACGGATTCAAGGTAAAACTTGATAGTTCGTTACTCTA